AAAAACATCCTGCCCAATAGCCTCAGCTTTTGTTTGTGTGCTTTCGCCAATATTTCCTAGTTTTTGATACGCAGCATTAATTGCGGCTAAGCCAGCAATATCACCGAAAAGTGAAGCAGACATTAGTAAGTACCCCCGTCTATGGTGACCGTATCCGCGCTGCCAAGGTCAACAGTTACATTTCCTGTAATTGTCAACGCGGGAACTGTCACTGTCCCTGTAAAAGTAGGCGAGGCAGTGTCGGCTTTTGTAGCCACCGCAGTTACGAGAGCATCAAACTCCGTATCAAACTCACTACCACGAATAATCTTGTTGGTATCGCCAGAGGGCAACGTGTCCTTAGCGCCAAAGTTGGTTGTTTTGCTGTAGTTACTCATACCGTTTTACCCATTAACGCTAATAAGTTGATTTCTTGAATAGACAAAATTGCACCGTCTATGTCCGACTCAATGCCAATTGTTACTGCTGTACCATTACCGCTTGCCTGAACAGACTGTCTTGTAATCAAAACGCCGCCTGTATATGTGCCAATGCCATACTCCGACTCACCAAANAACGCCGAAGATTGGTCACCTACGCTAATCTCGTAGTTTTTAAATGCTGTTTCAAAGTCATAAGCCCACTTAACAAATACTGTTCCATCGTTCAGACCAACAAACGTAGGACGTATTTTCTTAAGGAGCTTAACTCTACTTGGATCTCCAAAGGTCAACGCAGGGCTAAAGTATCTAAACCGATAGCTTGATGTGTTGTCTTTGTACCCATCGTATTTGCCTACGCCATTAGTAGAGCCGATGTACAACGTGCCATCCGTGTCNCTTGCAAATGACTTATGAATAACAGAAGTCCATCTTGTTACCCTATAGGCATTGTTTTCTAGCCTGCCTTTAAGGTCAAAACAAAAAACAGTTTGCTGGCTTGGAAAGCAAACCAAGTAGAAAGAGTTTTCGGGGCTGTATATAGAAGCAAGAGGTTGTGTTTCTGACGAAATAACCTCAATTAGTTCTGTCTTAACATTTACGCTAAGGTCAGATATTGGCAAAGACTTTTCTTGAATAACCCTGCCAAGACTCCGAAGCCCTGTATGCGACAAAAACAGTACATCTGTACCAATGCCCTGTATTGAGTTGCGATCAACACAACCAACACCAGACACCGTATCAGAAAGCGCCATTGACGCTGGGCTAGTAGCCCCTGAGTAAACAAGAATGCTGTGTGCGCCAAAAACAATAAGCAAGTTATTATGAGCAGCCAGCCCTACAACCTCGTCATAGCCATCAGGCCATGCATGAGACACGTTAATTGAACCGCTGCTGCCGCCAGTAAAGTCAGCCCCATCAAGAAGATCAGACCAATAAACCGTCTGTGCCTCACTTGAGTTGTCAGCTATGAAAAGGCGACCAAACGCAGATATAACCTCGTTGCACTTTAATGTTGCCGCTGTTGTGTTGCTATTAACAGTGCCAAACGTGCGAACATTGGTAGCGTTGTCATAAACCAAGGGGTCATANCCCCTTTGNAANAAATACGCCTTGTTGTTGAAATTAACAATCTTCCAATCATTAGCTGAAATTGTGTAAGAGCCTGGAGTGGCGTCAACAAGCGTTGTTGTGCCTGTAATAATCTTGTTGTTGCCAGTACTAAAAATAACTTCGTTATTGTCTTCGTCGTAAAAGTGATGAATACGGTGAAGATGGTCTGCACCCAAAACAGTTTTGTTTGTGGTTAAGACATTAATCCCCTTGCGCGAGGCAATACGACCACGCTTGTCAATTACAGCGTTGTCTGCAATATCCGCAAATGACGGATCTTGAGCAATCGGAGAATCTTCTGTGTTTACCCCTTTGAATCCTGGGGCAATCAAGTCAATGCTTTGTAATGGTTGCGCCATGACCGCTCCTACGGGGTGTAAAAGATAGTTTCTTCAGGATGCCGTTGGGCATCAAGAGCAATTGCATCTGACAAATACTTGTCTGCAATCGCAAAGTATTCTGCTGTAGATGTTCCGCCAGTTTCACCCCGCTCTCTTGCAAGCAAAGCTATAGCAAGGTGAATAACGGGCTGGCTAGGAATTGCCAGTGTGTCAGTGTTGTTACTTAACGTAGCATTCCTAATTACTGCCTTTGCTTTTAGGCTGTACACCCCGTCAGGCTTAGGGTACACCTCAATTTGAGCGTCACCATTCGTATCAACACCCGCATAGGCGTAATACTCTGGCGCACCAGAAGCAGTATTCTGAATAAAAAACTTATCATCAAACCAGTTTTGAGTTTGATACTGCATTTCTAGGTTAGAGGTATCGTTAATCAAGTTTAACAATCGTCCCTTATCACCTGTTCCTGTTAGTGAATAGGTATAGTCATCAGCAGTCGTAGTGATAGTAAGACGAGTTCGGAGTGCTGACCAATCCCAAGCAGACTCAACCATGTCTTTAGCGTCATTTACAAAATCACCAACCATTATGCTGTAGGTGTCATTGTCAACAGATGCAACAGTGTCTTCCCGCAGGCGGCGAAGCACGTTATTAACCAAGTCTAAATATGTCATGTAAGCATCCCATTGCGTTTAATTATCCTATCAAGCTGTTGTTCAGGGCCGTCAAACCTTTCCAAATTAGCTAAATAGTCTTGCCCCTCTAGTATTGGGCTGGATATTTTTTGTGGGTTAAAGTCAAGACGATAGGTAAAGTCTGTGGCTTTAGGGGGAGTAAACCCGCCGCTTGCTGCAGCGCCAATGCCAAATCCCTTAAACAAATTAAGAATGTCGCCTTCGCCGTCACCCCCGCCATCGCCACCGCTGTCACTACCACCGTCTTTTAAGCCAAGAACATCAGCAAAACCTTCGCCGTCTTTATTTACTGGCTCGTTCATGTCGTTCTGAGGCTCGCCATCTTTTACTGTGGTTTCGCCCTGATCTTTAGACTCAACAGATGCATTTTGATCTTCGCCAGGATCTCCAGTTTGATCGCTACCGTCACCGTCACCGTCACCGTCACCGTCACCACCTCCACCATCTTTTGTGGTGTCGGCTAAAGCNGAATCTTCAGCGTCTTTGTTAATTCCTGCGTTATTAGCTACGTTTTCTGCGGTATCTTTTTCTAGCTCTTCTGCAGCCGTATTGTCTTTGTCTGTTTCAGACTGATCCTTTTCTTGTTGCTCTCCAGCATTAACATCTTTTTCCGCTTGCTCTGCGGTTTCATCATCTTTTCTTGCCTGCTCTGAAGANCTTTCTTTGCCTCGATACTCTGAGTCTTTGTCTTCAACCTCGCCCAATTCCTCCATCGAAACGCAAACATAGTTGCCTTGTGCATCAGGCTTCGAATATCCAGACTGACAAAATGCAACTCTCCATTCGTTTCTGTCGCCTTGCTGACCTCCGTCTTTAGCCGCTTCAGCAGTGTCTTTTTCTTTTCCTTCTGATTCGGCATTAGCGTCTTTATCGTTTTCAAATACAGCGTCTTTGTCTTTTTCTGCTTGCTCTGCTTCAGCTTGAGCGTCTGCATCTTTATCTTTTTCTGCTTCAGCTATATCGTCCTTTTCTTTTTCTTCTGGCTCTGCAGCCGCATCTTTGTCTTTTTCTGACTCAGTAGAATCCTTGTCCTTTTCTGTTTCGGTAGCGTCCTTGTCCTTTTCTGTTTCACCATCGCTATCTTTGTCTGTTTCAGCAGGATCTTTTTCCTTTTGCTCTGGCTCTGCAGAATCCTTTTCTAGTTGTTCTGCAGCTGTATCGGCTTCTGATCCAGTGCCATCTATAACCTTGTCGTAATAATCAGACCAACCAGGAATGCCCGCAAGAATTGAAACATCCACCGCTTTTAATTCATCAAGAGTTATCTCACCATTTTCGTAAGCTCTTACGGCATCAATCCATCTGTTAGCCGCAGCTTGACGCTCTAAACGGTCAGCATCATCTTCATAGTCTTCTGGTCTAAATATCTGATTAAGGTAGTCATACCACCAAACCCCCTCCATAGGGTCATCATCAGAATCATCTGCGCCTGGGCCAGTTGGAAGACCATTATCTCCAAAGTTCATGCCAGCCAAATTAACAATGACATTTGAAGAATTAAAAATATCGTTTATTTGATCCTGAATAGAAATGCCGCCAGCTGTGCCGCCAATAATTGACCCGTTTGTTATGCCTGTAGCTACAGCATTTATAAACGCATCTAATGTTGCAGAAGCCGCAGGGCCAAGACCCCCCGATGTTCCCGCCAAAGTAGTTGTGGCGGGCTTTAAAAAATCCGGTAATACACCCTTAATTGCGTCAGCAACGCTTGATGCGTTAGTGCCTGAATTGATTGCACCAAGAACTTGCCCTGCTATTGCGCCAGTAACAGCACTAATAACAACTGACTTTAAAATAGCTGATGCGTAATCACTAAAGCTGGCGTGGTCATCTACCTTAATTGTTTTTTGATAGCCTGATCCCGTCCATTTGAACTGGTCGCCATCACTGTTATAGATAACCCTCTTATCGTTAAGCCCCCACTTTTCTAACAACTCCGCCCCAGCATTAAGCCAGCCAAGGTATTCGCTCTGTTTTGCGTTTGCTTGGTCATAGCCAATTTGTATTGCTAATTGCTCGCGCTCTCCGGGCTTCCACATCACATCTTCGCCCATCTGATGCAGCCATTTTCTATCAGAAGGCTTGTATTCCATTGTGGCGTTCATCCACTCGGCTGATTGAATCCAATCTTGAGACTCACCAATGTAAGTCATGTAGTTGTCAAACGTCCCAAAATGATCCTGGATCTGACCGGAATCTTTATACACCTGACGAAGTTCCTGCTCCGTCATTTGAACTACTTGCGCTGTATCCCCTGTAAAGGGGTTGTTTGCTCCGCCTTTAGCATTTGAGGTAATAACAAAATACGTTGTTTGCCCAGCACCTTCAGCTTGGCCCGACTCTAAAGAGCTGCCCAAAACCGTGTCTTCATTAAGGGTATCTTCAAAAATATCTAACTCATCCATTACTTTTTACCCTTTAAAGCCAACAGCTTGTCAGCGCCACGAATACCAAAGGATGCGGATACTGCCATGAATAACAAATACTGATACCAATCAGGGAGCCTGTTAAGCTCGCTGAAGGCAAGACCAATACGGTCTATGATCTCTACGTCATTCATCCCAATACCCCACATAAGCGCAACCACGGGCGCTGAGAGCAACAAAGTAAACCACTCGTCTTTCCACGAAGTAGCACTGGCAGACGCCATAAGCTGCTCCCAAGACGCAGTGTTCTGAATTACTTGCATCTTGGCTTCATGCACCGCTGCCTTTTCTTCTGCCTTGTTCTTAAGAACCTGACCTAGAAGGCTAGTGATAGGTGATATAAGTGCTTGCCACATACGCTATCGAACCATGTAAACAAGAAGGGACGCACACGCGCTAACTGCTAACCAAAAAAACCTTTCGGCGTTTTTAAGCGAGCCAGTATTTAGTGTAACCACTGTTGTTAGCTCTCGTATATCATCCTCCTGATCGTCCAGGCGCTTTTCGTGGCGATCAATACGCTTGAATACAGACAGCATTTGCTCTTCAACCCTTGCAATCTGTGATACCGCTTCAGTTAGCTTGTCGAGCTTTTGCTCAATCCGGTCGAGCCTATGTTCTTCTGCCACATTCATTACTCTTAGGGCTTAGGCCATTCGTTAAAAGTTGGAGGATTGTCTGGTGTGCCAGCTATTAACTCAACAAACTCCTCATGGGTAGTCACAGCATTAATCTGAGCTTCCATAGAGTTTGAGGCAGTTCGCACATCCGCCCTGTAAATCAATACGTCATCAGGAATAGCAGCGTCAGTTTCAGACTTACGCACAACGTACCAATCAGTAGGGGCCAACAAGTTGCCTGCCTCTGTTTTAATCTTGGCGCACTCCTGAGACTTTAAGCCCAGCGTAACAACCGGATCGCCAAATCGGTTAAGCATAGGCTCACCGTCTTCGTCTACTTCGTTTACGTCATCAAGTGCCTTTGGCGTATCAGCATCCCAATAAAACCGTGGATCAAATGGAGCAGGGTCATCTACCCATACTAGACCAGCCGCAGTCTTTTCTTCGTCTGACCATGATCCCCAATTAGAGGGATGCTTAATTCCATCATCATCCGTCCAGCTTTTGCCTGCGCGGATAACGCTATCGTTGTACATCCATGCCATTTTTGTTACCTCGCGTTAGCGTATTTGAAAGGCATCTCTGCAAATGCCATGAAAAGTATGGTGTCGCTAGAGCCATTAAAGTTGTTAGAAGTGCCTCGGACTTTAAACCCGTTAGACACAAGATCGAAACCGCCGCCAGAGTTTGAATACTCTGCGTTAGAAGAGTTTGTTGATATAACGGAGTTTGTTTCGTTGTAACCTAGTCTTTTGTTATCAACGAGCGTCCACCACTCTGCGTCATTAGCATTTTTCAAAAGAACCCAAGCTGGTTTAAAACCGCAGTGAATAAACGGCCCGTCTGCGTTTCCGTTGCCTGTGTATTTTCCAAACTTGCTAAAGCCTTCGACGCTGTGGAAGCAATAAGCGATATTNCTTGTAGCGCCTGTAAAAGTTACATTGCTAAACACTGAGCTTGTCGGCGCTGTATAGCCGCTGTCTGCTTTTGCAGCGTTGGCGTCCCACTGAAAGTAATCCACAGAGCCGTCTATTACAGTTGTACCGAACCACCAATAGTCATCTGTTGTATTTCTAGGTTTCTGAATTACAATTTCGGGCGTTGAAGACAGGCCGTGTCCAACAGTCCCCGCGCTTGATCCGTCATATGTAACAATGCTGAATCCACTATCAGTATTAGCAGACACGGTAGATGATATTGTTCCGTCACTGTTGCTTGATCCCGAACCGTTAGCTTTCCAATTCCACGCAACGTAAGTTACGCCTGATGCATTGTACCCGCTGTCGCTTGACGCAAGTGAAAACCCGTCTGAATCAAAAGACCCAATCCCGCCAGTAAACGTCAGTTCAGCCGAGGCAATGTAATCTAGAAACATTAATTTATCAGCGCCACGAACTGCATCGACAAGATTATGTGATCCGCCCGCACTTCGCTTTTTAACCCAAATCCAATCAGGCTGGAAGCCAACGCCCGTAACACTTTGCGTACCGCTATTACCCGTGTACAACACAGTATTAAAGTGGTCTTGTGGGCTGTTGTTTGCAGCAGGGTTAATAGCCGTTGCTGGATCAGGCATATTGGCTGAACACAGGGCTAGGAAGCCTGCTGGTGGACTGTAGTAAAAGTCACCGCGTCCGTTGGCGTCTGTGTTGCCTTGTGCTGTCTTGTTGCCTGCGAAGCTGGAGTCTTGGCCGAAGTTAAC